CTGTTGGTTCTGAACCGGCAAAGATATATTGTGAAGTATTCGCAGTGAACTTTCTCCAGTATGAAGGAGAACCAAGAGAATACTCGGCATCTTTTGCTTTCGATAGTGAAAGATTCTTCTCAAGAATTGTTCCAGAGTTTCCGGTGATATCTCCATCACCATCAATTACAACAACATGAACTTCATCAAATCTAGATCCTCTCGATGCTGCATACTCAGAAGTTCCCGGACGATCTGCAAGTTGATTCCACTTAACAGTAGATGTGGAAGTCAATGTAAGTGACTGTTGATCGAACCAATCTTTTGATGATGTAACTAAATTGGTAGTAGTACCGATTGAACCTCCTGCAGAAGTAGTTACTCCAAGTGTGCTTACATATGGGCTACCTGTAGTACCTACTCCAGTTGTATTTGAGAATTTATACTTTCCACTTGGTTGATAATCAACTGAAGTTACTATATTTCCAGCAGAAACATGTTGAAGTACTTTAACTCCAATTTCACCACTACCAACTTCAGTAACAAGACCTTTAAAGTATCCATCCAATACAGAAGTTGTTCCGGAACCCGCAATAATTGTATTGGGGGGGACTGCTTGAGTGACTCCATATCCAACCTCGAAATTGGATGTATTGATACCTAAGATTTGATCTGCCTTAGCATCAATAATTCCAACTCTTAAACCATTTGCCCATGTTCCAGGATTTCTAGCAACAACGGTTACACCATTAATTGTATTCTCATCATATCCCAATTCTTCATAGTGCTCAAGACTCTTAATCTTAATACTTGCTGCAGTACCAACACGACCGTTTAGTAGACCAGCATCATCTGCTCTTACAACACTAAGTGATCCACCATATGCCAGATAAGAAGAAGCAACTAACCAGTGCTCATAGTGCTTATCTGTTCCATATGGTTTTCCAAAGACATCTAATAAGTCTTTCTCGCTTCCGATTACTGTAGGAGAATCGACGGGACCTTGTGCAAAAGGTGCAACAATTGCACCAATGCCACCGGAGGTTGGGTCAACCCTACCGACAGTTAAGTCTACTTCTCTTACTACAATACCAGGAGATGCTAAATTTAGTGGCATCTTGTTTTTTCCTCGCATCCAATTTACCTAAAAATATTTAGGAAAAGGTGTATTTCTAATGGGGAAACAATGCGTGAATACTTACCAATCGGGATATTCCCATACTAAATTGCTCTTTCTACCTTTACTCACTCTTTTAACTGTGCATTCCTTACACTCGTAGGAATATGATGATGCTAATGTTTTTTTATTTTTTCGAGTCAAATAAAAATCATCCATTAAACTTTTAACTTTGCCACAAACTCTACATTTACGATCAAAAAATAATAAGTGTTCTAGTTCTATCTCGTCATCAATGGACATTACCTATAGTCCCACATATATGAACGATCTCCGTATTCGTCCGCATACCATCTATCTCCAGAATCATCTACAAAAGTTGTTTCACTATTAATTCCATCCTCAATAAATCCAAATGGGGCCATGTCCTGATCAATTTGATTTTTTTGTTCTTCATATATTCTCTTTCTTACATCATTCTCTGTCATCTCCTTAAAATATTCTTGTGCTACTAACCAGGAGAATATTACAAGACACATTGCCAAGTCATCATTACATCCTTCTTCTGCCTCAAAAGAATTTCCTTTTTGTGAAAATGTAGTTAGTTCTGATATAATTTCATAATCAGATGCAAGTAATTTATCATCTTCTACAAGAGTTTTAAGATTTGAACATCCCAATTTTTTAACTGCAGAAGTTGTGCGAACTCCAAGTTGAGTTTTTTTGCCAGAAAATCCTGTTCCCACTATCTGTCCATTTCTACCTCTCATAGTTGCCATTAAAATATTTTCATATTCCAAATCATATTGAAGAATACTAGCAACTTGATCACCAATATCATTAACCTCTATTAATAACCAGGATTGATTATAACCTTTTGCTACATCAAATATGATATTAGGAAATAACATTGGTTTGATTTCATTATTTCTATACTTTGCAACTACCTTATAAGGAAACTCTGTAATATCAAAAACAATAAATGCCGAGTAATCATTACCAAGTCCACGAGCAACATCAACCGTGATTAGATAATTGTGCTCTGGAATTGGATTTTCATAAACATCTAATCCGGCATTTCTTTGTATAGGATCTTCATAGACTAAAGTTTTGAGTTTTGATGGATTAATTAATGTATTAACAGAACCTAAGAACTCACATTCAAACTCAACCCGAAATTGTTGTTCCGATGTGTTTGCAATTGTCTGCTCTTTCCAAACAACATCTCTACCGGGAACTTCTGACCAGTGAACCTCTGTAGGAATATATTCATTTTTATTTCTTTCTGCATCGTGCCACATACGGTAGAAGTGATTCATACCGTGTGGTGTTGATACAATAATTACCTTTGTGCTTTTACCAGAAGTAATAGTAGGATAAACAGATGCAAAGAAGGAGTCAGCGACGTGATTAGGGACGAATGCAAATTCGTCAAGAAATAAGATATTAAACGACATGCCTCGAACAGCACTCGCAGATGTAGATGATGCCAATATCTTACTGCCATTTTCGAGTTCTATATTTCCTTTATTCCATACCAGAATACCTTGCTGCATCCATTTAGGTAAATTTTCGTATGCGGTTGATAATCTCCCTAACAGTTCTCTGGCAGTAGATGCCTTGTTTGCCAGAATACCAATATTTACACTGTCATTAAATAGTGCATAATGCAATAGATATGATACCACAGTAGTAGACTTACCAGTCTGTCGTGGCATCTTACAGATATTAAATCTATTATTGTGGAAATTATGAATTAATTTCTCTTGAAAATGATATGGATGAAACTGTGTTAAACCTTCATCAAGAGAAACAATTTTAATATAGTTGTTTGCAAAATAAATTGGATCTTGTTTACATTTCAGAAATTCAATAATTTGATCTTCTGTAAACTCAATCGCAGTATTTGCTTTTTTTAATAATGGATTACCAAGATATACGTCACTCATAAAATCAAATTAACAATTCCAAGCTCTTAGTGATTTAGACAATCTATCATCACCAGTATTATTGGAAGGTTTTTGCCTCTTCCGCATTCCCTTCATTCTTGCACAAAAACTTTTCCTGCGAGGATTACCAACTTTTTTACTAGGTGCTTTCAGGTCAGAACCGGGATTTTCTGCTTCATAAGACTTACGTCCCTTTTCATTAAGACCACCAGACTTACTCTTACCTGATTTTTTAGTCCAGGCAGCACCCTCTTCAAGTTCAGATTTCCAGTCAGACTGTTCAAATCTTACCTTTGGTTTTAGTTTTTTCTTTCCATCTGGTGAAGGAACAAACACTCCAGTTTCTGATGATTTCATATCATCAGTATCTACATCACCATCAGTATCTGCGTCAATTCTTTTTACTGCTTTTGCCGTAAGTTTTTTTAAGTTGCCACCACCGACTTTTGATTCTTCTTTTTCTTCTTTGCGAACGCAGTTATTGACAAGTTTACCACCCTTCATCTTCATACCCACTTTCTTATGGGTATCCCAACAATCCTTTACCTTTTCTTCAATCTCGATTTCTTCACTACTCATACCAAGGACAATTTTATTATTTTTACTTCTTCTATCCATATAATTAATGGATTGTTTTTGTTGATCAGCATATTGTTTTCCTGTTGAAGGGAAAAGACGTTTTTCACCAGACTTTCTTTCTATAGATGCTGCTTTTCTCATTTCAGAATCTTGACCTTTTATTGCTTCATCAATCTGTTCTTGTCCACCTTTAATAGGTTCTGGTTTGATAATATCAACGAACTCATATTCCATTGCCTTAAAATCATCTCTCCAATCAGAATACCCTACAGACTCTGACTTATTTCCCCAGTTAGCAGCACCTTTCTTACGACACTTTACAAGTGCTCCGGAAGCATATGCAGAAGGCCAGACACTATATCTACTCTTGACTTTCTTATAACAGGCATCTTTTTCACCTGCCTTTTCTACTACAGTTTCTTCAGTCTTCACGTTGATTGCCTTCCCTTTTCTATCTGGATTTGGATCTTGACGTTGCTTTCTATTAAATGCTTTTTTCTCTTCCTTATCATCTAAATTTGCGGCCATTTTGCTGGATCCGCATTTTGGTTTTGTGGTTTGTCCTGGTTGTTTAGCACAGGGTTTTCCGGCATATTTACCACCCAATTGAACCCAACCAGGCTTGCCATCACTAGACCTACTCTTACCAAACCAGTCACGCAAAGAACTATCACCACTTTTCGATTCACTTACTCCTCCACCATTTCCATTTCCACCATTACCATTACCGTTTCCATTTCCACCATTCCCATTACCGTTCCCATTATTATCACCATCTTCTCCAGATTCTTCTCCGTTTTCTTTGCGAAGATATCCACCAGATGCCACACGATATCCTAATGGAATTCGTTTACACTTTTTATCAGTATAACAATAATAATATCCTTGCTTACACTTTTTCATCAATGAAAAGTAGTTTATTCTTTATTATTTAGAAAACCTTGCTTGAGCATTTTTTGGAGTTCTGATGTAGACCCAACAAACACCGCATTATTGGTAACATTATTTGTGGTTTTCTTAGTCTCGTCTTCTACATCCTTAAGTTTCTTCTGCAAGTCAATCAACTTATCGGTAGTATCCGCAACACTCTTAATCAACTGCCCTGCGACCTCGTATGCCCTTGGACTGCCTCCTTCCCCTGCTACCTCCATAATGCCATTGATTGCCTCCTGACCCTTCTCTATGAGGGAGTAGAGGTTCGCACGACTATAGACATAATCCTTCTCTATATCATCATCCTTAGATTTTATAATCTCTGGTTTTTTGATTGGTTTTGACTCTACAATATCACTATCAGTATTCAGAGCCTCATCGATTGAATCATAATTATTATTCATAATAATCAAATATCCTCTTGTCTAGTAGGACTATAAT